ACAAATGGCTTCAAGCGGTAACTTCGCACAAATGGCTTCAAGCGGTAACTTCGCACAAATGGCTTCAAGCGGTAACTACAGTGTTGTGATGTGTACCGGAATAGACGGAATGGCAAAGGCTAAAAAAGGAAGTTGGATAACTCTTGCGGAGTGGGTATATGACGAAGAAAAGGATAGATATATTCCTAAAAGTGTTGTTACAAAACAGGTAGACGGCGAGGTTATAAAAGAAGATGTGTTCTATAAATTAGTAGACGGTGAATTTACGGAGGTATAAAACATGAACGAGGTAACAGAGTTTAAAAATTACGAATTCGGGACACTGCGGCAGATTGATATTGATGATGTGCCGTGGTTCGTGGGAAAAGATGTGGCGACTGCTTTGGGGTATAAGGACAGTTACGGAGCTATCAAAAAGCATGTAGATGAAGAAGATAAGCAAAACTGTCAAAATGACAGTTTTGGAACTCCAAGAGGAATGACAATCATCAACGAAAGCGGATTATACAGCTTAATTTTATCAAGCAAGCTTGAAAGCGCACGGCGGTTTAAGCGTTGGATAACAAGCGAGGTATTGCCGCAGATACGCAGAACAGGGCGCTACAGCGTGCCAACAAAGGCGGTAATGCCCGTTAAAGATTATAACTACTGGATTAATCTACCTGCCGACAGCGACGATTACAGGCGTTTGCTTGAACAGGAAAGGGCAAGAATTGGAGCAACCGAAGCACGAAAGCGAGCGAGGGCGCAAGCTAAATGGGAATATAAAGAATTCCATGCAGGTTCACCGCTTCTGATTGGTGACAGCGTGCAAGGTTATACACTCACAGACGAAGCTGTGTACATGGCAGATGAATATTTAAAAACAACGGAGCAAACAAGAATAGTGCTTTTGTATCATGCGCTTGTTATGGTGGACAGGTCGCCGAATGATTTTGAGGTACAAGCTTTGGAAGAATATTTATACAGCCGAAAGTGTTTACCGCAGCCAAGCACATTTGCAAGGTCAATGCGCAATCGCATGCGGTTGTGGAAAGTGAAAGAATTTGAAGAAGAGGAGGACTAAGAAGATGAATTTTGCTGAAAGCCTGCAAAGGGCAATGGACGCAAGAGAGGTTACACAAAGAGAATTAGCGCAAATGGTCGGAGTAAGTCAAGGCATTGTTAATTCATGGCTTAAAGGCGCAAGGGTGCCGACGGTAACGGTAGCTATGAATATAGCGGACGCACTCGACTGCTCACTTGACGCGCTGTTAGGTGTAAGGAAGGTGAAAAAACATGGGTAGAGAAAAGCCGTTGTTTCGTGAAACGCTTGCAATGCTTGACGAGGTATTCCCCGAGAAAGAATATTTATACGCCGAGGACATCATGAAGTTTACAGGCATAAAAACGAAAAAGATAGTTAAAAAGCGTTTTGGAGTTACAAGCACAGGTATTTCAAAAATAAAGTTTGCAAGCTTGCTGTGTTAAGGGGGATTGGAAAATGAAATGCATTGAAAAGCTTAATATATTTACGAAAGCCAACGAGAAAATCGGAGTTTTCCGCTGCCCCGTGTGCCGAAAAGAAATTATACTGCCGATAAGAAAAGGTTCTACAATGAAGTCGTGTACGCGCGACGCATGCAGAAAGGTAATGAGCAGCGTTAATTTGTGCGGCGATGTGTGCAGCGTGTGTGACTGTGAATGGCTTTTAGAGGGTAAGCCTGTTAAAGGTTGGATAGCACATAAGGTTTTGTATGACGGAAACGAGACAGGAAGCGATTTGCATAAATATACATACCGAGTTAGAGAGTGTCCGAAATTCAAGAAAGGAAAGGTGATTTTCAGTGAAAGAGATTTACTCAATTTACAAAAACGGTCGAATTAAGCTAAGACACATGAAAAGAAAAAATCCGCTGTTTTATGTGGCGGTTGAGTTGGTAAAGGTAATTTTTGCGCTTGCACTGTTTTATGTTATTTTGGTCTTGTTTCTGTCTTGTGACGCAAGCCCGATGAACGGAGTGGGAATATGAAGCAGAAGTATAAGCACCAAAAAGCGGAAAACTACCGCAAGAGCAACGCAGTCAGCCGCAGTGATTTGTTTAATATGAAAAAATCCCCGGCGCACTATTTGGCAGCACTTGCCGAGCCGGAAAAGAAAACAGAAGCTTTTGCTTTCGGCACAGCGTTTCATACCTTACTGCTTGAGCCTAAACTGTTTGAGAAAAAATATGCGGTTCTGCCAAAGCTTGATATGCGGTTTAAGGAAAACCGGGAGCATGCAAAAAAGCTTGAAGAAAGCGGAAAAACGATAATAACGGAAGAAGATTTTAAAACCATGAACGCAATGTGCAACAGTGTTCTTTCTAATAAATATGCAAAAGTGCTTTTAAACGGTGAGCATGAAGCGTCGTATTATTGGATTGACGATATGACAGGCATTAAATGCAAGTGCCGCCCCGACTGCCGCACCGACTTAAAGAGCACAAGCGTTATAATTGACGTTAAAACATGCACGGACGCAAGCACGGACGCATTTATGAAAGATTGTATAAAATACGGCTATGACTTGCAGGCGGCAATGTACAGCACAGGCGTTGAAGCAGTGGAGCAAAAGAAGCACAAATTTGTATTTTTGGCGGTAGAGAAAAAACAGCCGTATGCACTCAACGTGCTTGAAGCAGACGAATTTTTAATAAGAAAAGGCTATGACGATTTCAGATTATATTTAGGAATGTTAAAGGAATGTTCAGACAGCGGCAATTTTTACGGATATAACGGAGCTGACGGCATACCGAACGCTCTGTCACTTCCTGCATGGCTTATAAAAGAATACGAATAAAGGAGCGATTTATAATGAATGAAGTAAAAACAATAACAAACGTAGAGACACAGGGCAATACACCGGTTAATTATGACAACATCAATCAAGGTACTGTAGCGGTTGAAAGCAGCAGAGCAATAGCAGAAGCACAAGGCAAGCTTGTTATAGCAAAGCGTTTCCCAAGAAACGAAATAGCCGCATTTGCCAATGTTATGGCGGCGTGTCAGCGACCGAGTTTGGCAGAAAAAGCGTTTTATTCCTACCCGAGGGGCGGCGAAACAGTACACGGACCCACAATCAGGTTTGCTGAAGAACTTGCAAGATGTTGGGGCAATCTTGATTACGGCATTAAGGAACTTTCACAGGACACGGGCAAAAGTGAAATGCAAGCGTATTGTTGGGATTTAGAGACGAATACAATGAGCGTTCAGAACTTCACCAATCCGCATAAAAAAGAGGTTAAAGGGCGCATTAAGGAATTAACAGGCTTGCGTGATATTTACGAAAATAATGCGAATATGGCGGCACGAAGATTAAGAGCGCGTATTTTGGCGGTACTTCCGAGCGATTTGGTTGACGATGCTATAAAAGAATGTAAAAAAACACTTGCAGGTCAGAACGACACACCACTTATAGACAGAGTTAAAAACATGGTGGTAGCGTTCGAAAAATTGGGTGTAACACAGGAAATGATTGAAAAGCGGTTAAACCGCAAGATTGATACTATGTCAAGCAGTGATTTTGCTGATTATATCGGTATATTTAATTCGCTTAAAGAGGGACAGACAAAAGCTTCTGATTGGTTTGAATATCCGAGGGAAGCAACAGACCTCGCAAATGAAATTGACGAAATCACGGAAAACGAGGAGGTAAAAAATGAATAAGGTTGTATTAATGGGGCGAATGACAAAAGACGCGGAGCTAAAACAGACAGCAAGCAACGTTTCATATGCAAATTTTTCTGTTGCCGTACAGCGGCGATTTAAAAACCAAAACGGCGAGTATGACACGGACTTTATAAACTGCACCGCATGGCATAAAACAGCGGAGTTTATAAGCAAGTATTTTCATAAGGGCGACATGATAGGCATTTGCGGAAGTATTCAGACGCGCAAGTGGACAACCGACAGCGGCGAAAACAGATATGCTACAGAAGTTGTTGCAGATGAAGCGCATTTTTGCCAAAGCAAGGGCGCACAAAATCAGCAGACGCAAGCGCCTCAGGGTTCGGGGCAGTTTGACACCAATGCGCTGCCGAACGGTGCAGACTTTGCCAAAAATGTAAGTGAGGACGATTTACCGTTTTAGAGGTGATTAAAAGTGATAATTTTTGTTGATACACGGCAGAAGCAAGGCAAGCACGATAAAAAGCATGAGCAAATGAAAGAAATGGGCGCACAGCTTGAATTTAAGGCTTTGAAAATCGGTGACTACATGGCAGAAGATAAACCGCACATCAGCATTGATACAAAACAGAACATGCAGGAGGTTTACAGCAATGTTGTAAACGATAAGAGCCGATTTATGAAAGAGGTGCGCCGTGCATTTGAAAACAAAATCAAGCTTTATGTGCTTGTGGAGCACGGCGGAGCAGTGAAAAACATTAATGATGTCGCAAAATGGAAACCGAAATACGGACACATGAGCGCTGTTAAAATAATGCGTCGCATGATAGAAATACATATAGCATACGGCGTTGAATGGGTGTTTTGCGATAAGCGAAGCACCGGCAGAAAAATTATAGAACTTTTGAAAGGAGCGCAGATATGAATAAATTAGACTACTGTAAGGACGAAATAAAATCAATTGTTGATTGCAGAGAAGTGTTTAAAAACGCAGGCGTTGAACTTGACAGAGCTGATTTTTGTCTGTGCCCTTTTCATGGTGAGAAAACACCGTCATGCAAGGTGTATGAAAAAGGATTTAAATGCTTCGGCTGCGGTGAGAGCGGCGATATGATATTTGCCGTGCAAAAGCTGTATAATTTGGGTTTTCGGCAGGCACTTGAACGAATAAATACAGAATTTTGTTTGAATCTGCCGTTAGGACAAGCAGAGCTTACACGTGAGCAAAGGGCGCATATAGCTGTAAGAAAGGTATTAGCCGAACGCAAAAAAAGACGTATTGCAGAACTTGAAAGGCAATACGACAAAACAGGTGAGGAATTTAAAAAAGCACATTTTACCGCACTAAGGGACAAACCAAAGCTTTCGGGCGGTGAGATGATAGTAAGTGATAATTACGCAAGAGCGGTGTTTTTACTGCCTTTGCTTGAATATAAACTCGAAATGATTGGAGGTGAAATACGTGAAGAAAAAAATCACACTGGAAAAAGAGACAATTGAACTGCTTAGTGAAACCGAAATCTTTACTGATGAAGTGTTTGAAGCGTATTTAGAGATAAAAACAGTTGCGGCGCGAATGAGGATAAAGGCATTGCTAAAAGCAAGAGCGAAAGAATTAAAATGTCTTGCCGATTTTAACAAGTGCATAAATGCCGCCGAAAAGGAACTTGATTACGGTAAAGCAAACGATATCGGACTTGCATTTTCGAATACCGGGCATGTGGCATGCACGATTGATAATTTTGTAAAGATTTTGGATAACGATGCACGGTTTACCGGCATTAAATACAACTCATTTAAAAAGGTGATTGAAATTGAAAACGAGTACGGCGATACAAGAGAATGGTCTGACGCGGACGACAGCGAAGCAAAACGGCAGATAGAAATTGATTACGGCATAAATAACGAAAAACGCTATGAGGACGCTATGAAAATAATCATGCGGCAGAGGGCATACAATCCGCTGAAAGAATATGTTGATTCTCTTGAATGGGACGGACAGCCGAGAGTGGCAGAGTTTTTAGCAAATTGGCTCAGAGCGCCGCGAAATGTGTATACAAAAGAGGTATCACGTCTGCTGTTTACAGGCGGCATTGAAAGACTTTACAATCCGGGCGGAAAACAGGAGGACGTTGTTGTGCTTGTAAGCGGACAGGGTAAGGGAAAAACAACGGTTGTCAGGTGGCTTGCGCTTGCTGATAAATACTATGATGATATGTCGGAAATCAAGGACGTTGACACCATGCAGAAAATACAAGGAATTTGGCTTTGTGAGTTTTCGGAAACATCAGCGCTGAAAAGTGCAAAGTCGCAAGATATGATAAAGGCTTTTATATCAAGGCAAAACGACCGTTTCCGTATACCGTATGCAAAGAATTTTTCCGACAATCCGAGACAAACTTTTTTTATGGCAACCGCCAACACCTTGCATTTTCTTTCAGACGTAACCGGAAGCAGACGTTTTTATCCTATCGTGTGTCACTGCGACGCGGAATTTATATACGGCAACGAAAAAACCATAAAAGAAAATATAAAACAGTGTTGGGCGGAAGCAAGAGTAAAATATTTAAGCGGCGAGTTTAAGCCGTACCCGAAACCTGAACTTTTAACCGTTATACGCAATCAGCAGTCTAAAGCTATGGAAGAAGATTGGATGCGTGACGCTATTACGGCATATTTGGAAAATCCGTCAGTAGAGAAAATAAGCGTATTGGAAATATGGCACGGAGTGCTTAAAAATCCCGATTACATAAAGCCTAAACGCGGCGAAAGCAATAAAATAGTAATGATACTTGAAGCAATGGGTTGGGAGCGCAGCGACAAAGTAGAATGGCGTGCGGCAATACAGCAAAATGCAAGAGTTTGGCGGCGCGGAAACCTTATAACACAAGACCCGTTTTTAAATGAGATATTTAAAGCAGATTAGGGGGTGCAGATATGGGAAGTAACATAGAAGATATAAAGCACAATACCGCCAACGGTAAACAGTGGAGCGAGTGCGGTTATGACAATTTTATTGACATAGCCGCTCACGTTGCCGTGAAAATGCTTTTGCAGACATGCCGGTATGGTGCTATAGGCAAAAAGGAAGCACACGAGGAATTTTTAGAATTTGTAAAGATTTATGAAAACACTAAAAGGGCGTACGACAAAGAAACAAAGCTTTACCGGGACACTGCAACGGTTTTAAAGGACACTGCACCGACGGCAAATCAGCTTTCCTGGCAAAACAGCGAACATGAAGCTTTAAGCAGTGCTATAGACGTTTTAAGGCAAATATTTAATAATAAAACTATAGGAATTAAATTCAAGGAAAATATAGGTCAAGCAATCAAAAACAAATTCAAGGAGTGATAAAAAATGAACAAAAATGAAAGAAATCAAGAGTTTAAAAAGGACGGCGGTAAACTGCGGCTTGAACTGATACCGGGCGAGTGTTATCAGAGTTTAGGCAAAATTTTGACGTTCGGTGCTGAAAAATACGGCGATAACTGTTGGCAAAGGGTAGAGCCTATACGGTATGTAGGTGCGCTTTTAAGGCATTTAATGCAGTACTTGAAAGACGAAAACAGCATTGACAGGGAAAGCGGATTTTTACATATTGAACACGTTTTGTGCAATGCAATGTTTTTAAGCTATTTTGCAACGCATAAGAAAAAGAAACGGACGCGTCAAGAAGCTTTTGAAGCACTTTTTAACACGGAGCTCGAGAAAGACAGTAACGGTGTTCTCAGTATTTCACCTTGCAAGCTTAACAGAAAAATGAAGTGCGGCTTAGAAGATTGCAGAGACTGCCGTAAAAGATACTGGTTAAAGGAGGTAGCAGAAGATGAATAATGTATGTTTTGCAGATAAGGGCAACAATTGCGGTGCATTAAAGGAAAAAGCATGCGACAATTGCCGTTTTAAAAAGACCAAACAGCAGTTTGCAAGAGAAGCACTAAAAAGCATAGACAAGGAAATTAATTTTCGCGGTTTAAGTGAATATCAAGCGTGCAAATTAAGAGAAAAATACAGAAAAGAGGCTTTGGAAAATGATTAATGTTAAGGCTGCAAAAGCGGCAGTAAGCCACTATAAAGCGGAGCTTGCAGACATTAAAAAGGTTCTTAGTTTTGGCTTAGGCGACAAGGACGTAAAACAGCTGTATGAAAGTAAGAAAGCATGCACCGAAACCGCTATACAGGCATTAAAGATTGTTATAAACATGCAGGAAACTGCGAAATAAGAAAGGAAGATGTAATAATGGAAAAAGCAGGAGTGTCAAGAATGAATTGTGAGAGAGAACGTCTGATTAAATTATTAGACCAAAACTGCGGCTATGTTGAAGAACAAAAAGCTGAAATGCTTGCTGATTATTTGCTTGAAAACGGTGTTTTGGTGTTGCCGTGTAAGATAAATGACCATGTTTGGTTTATAAAATCGGCATTTTCGGTATTATCGAAACCTCTTGAAGCAAGGATTATAGATATTCGGGGCATAAGCATTGACCGTAATATTTTGTATGAGTCAATAACCTTATATAACGATTTAGCAAGAAGGTTTACAAGTAATGATATAGGGACAAAGGTATTCCTCACAAAAGAAGAAGCAGAACAAGCAATACAAGCCTTGGAAGGCGGTGCAACAAATGATTAACAAATTAAGATACTGGTTTTTCTGTATAAAATGGCTTTGGAAAAATCGGGGCTGGAAAGACACAAGACAAAAATTTAAGGCCATGAAAAAAGAATATCGCAGGAGGTCAAGCAAATGAATAACAGATACATATGCAAGGGAAAGCGTAAAGATAATGGCAAATGGGTATATGGCGGCATATATTATCAAAAAGCCGATGAAGTAAAAGAAGAAGCTGCATATATTATTGGCGGTTCTCTTAACGATGTCGGTGTTGCTTATGAAGTTATCCCCGAAACAATCGGACAATGCACAGGAGTTCCCGACAAGAACGGCAAGCTGATGTTTGAGGGCGATGTTGTAAACGCCTTGTTTGATTTTGGAATGCCGATAAAATCAGTATGCGGTTTTAAAGGTGGGGCATTCGGGTTATTGGCAAAACAACACGGCGCCGAACATTTTCACGCATTTATCTCACTATGTAACGTCAAATATGAAGTAATCGGCAATATTTACGACAATCCCGAATTGTTGGAGGCGGAGAGATGAACAAACAAATAGACTTATTCGGAAATCTTATTAAAAATTTCCCAAAAAGCAATAAGACGGATAAGCAAAAACGGAATTGGGAAAACGCATTTCAAAGGTGGTCTAACAAAGAATTTTGGCAAACAAATTCATACGGTAAATGCGGGTACGGCATTATGTGTGATTATTGCGAGGATAATTCATACGGGCACCCGTGCGTAAGAGCATTAAATCAAATGTGCCGAGAAAAACGCATAAAAATTGATTATTCAAAACGAGAATTTGAAGATATTTGGAACGGGATATTTGTGAATGAAAGCGGGAAATGAGGAGTGATACAAAATGAAAAGATGTGATATTTTCGGCGAAGAAGTTAATATAGGGGATAATGTTGTCATTACCGAACCACACTACCATAATTTTGTAAACGCTAAAGTAATCAAATTAACCCCTAAGGGTTTCAGGGTTAAATACTCTCCATATAACGGTAGAGAAAAGGAAACCGTTGCATTTGGGGTAATAAAAGGAAAAATGGAGAGTGATACAAAATGACAGATGAACAGATTATAAAGGCTTTGGAATGTTGCAAGATAGGCAACTGTGATGATTGCCCTTTTTACGGCATAAAAGAAGATTGTGATGTTGAACTCCCCGAAGAAGCGCTCAACATCATCAACCGCCAAAAGGCAGAGATTGAGCGGTTGCAGAAAGAAAACGAACGTTGGAAAAATGGTTTTATGGGTGCATGTATGTTGGAAAATTGCAAACTAAAAGATGAATGGAAATCCGAAGCAATAAAAGAGTTTGCGGAAAGGTTGAAAAAAGAGGCTTTAATTAATAGTGGATATGAGGTTTTACAAGTGGGAACGATTGATAACCTTGTAAAAGAAATGACAGAGGTAAAATAAAACTAAGGACGGAGCGCAAAACTCCGTCCATTTTTTTAATAATACGCTACGTTTGACAGGTGATTTTTAAGTATACTGTACAACTTTTGGTCTGTGTATTGCTGACGTAACTGTTTAGGCATACGGCAAACCATGCTTTTAATGTACGCGTCACGCTTTTTTGCAAGCATAGCACTGTCGCTGTCCGTTATACGCTCATATCCCGAAACAATTTCATCAACGGCAGAAGTAGTAAGAGGAATGTCCTTTCTTATACTCGTTGCAGACGACTGTGTTTTAAAGCCTTTGGAATTTGAGTGTATTTTGTGAAACATTTCCGCAGAAGCCTGTGACATGCCTGCGTTCATCAAATAAGCGATTTTTTCATTTTTTGTACCGCCCTTATTATACACAGAAAGTGTTTTTTGATACTGTTCGGGTGTTACGCCTTGAAAAACTTGTGCTGTCATGGCATAGCGTGACCGCTGTGTGTCGCTCATTTTGCTTAGTGCTATTGTTTCCGGTGTAGACACATCATAATTATGCGAATTTACAATGGTCTGAATATCCTTCACATAGTAGCTTGCAACAGCGTTTGCACGGCTTTTGTCAATACTGCCGTTTCTCACTTCACTGCTGAGATATTCCAACACTTTAGCGTTCTTCTCACTGTCTTTCATATTTTTAGGCAAATTTGCCTTGTAAGCGTAATATTTATAGCTGTCGTCAAAAGATATGTTTGCGTCCTTTTTCGCCGCTACAGCCTTATCGTGAGCCGATTTGCCATATTCTTTTAATGCATATTCAGCGCCGCCGAACTCTTTATCAATCTGCATTTTTACAATTTTACGCTGATTTTCGTCGTTATAGTCAAAATTCGGATATTTTGACAATACATTTTCCGTGATTTGTCTGTATTTTTCGGCGTTATCCATGTTGTATTTCATGACTTTTTCACGTTCGCCTTTGATTTGAAACATCTTATCACGGTCGCCGCTGTCCTGTGCTTGCTTGTATTGCTCTCTTAGGTCTTTAAGCTCGCTGTCACGGTTTTTGAAGAAATTAAGCGTAAATTTATCGGTTGCGGTAGAGTTAGGATTGCTGACCTTTTCAAGCTTGTCCTGCATGTCATAATAGTCGGCAAATACCTTTGTGTTATCTCTGAGAGGGTCACTTTTAACAACTCTTTCGAACGGATTTATAAACGTATTCTTTAAACCGCTTGCAACACCGTTATCCCAATTTTTCTTTGTCGTAGCCGATATAAGCAAGTCACCTGCATAGCCAAAATAGCTATCTATAATTTCATCAACTTTTTTCGGACCGATATCCACATAAGAGGCTATAGCTTTTGAAAAAGCTTTTGCAAATTCAGATGTGTTTTCATCATAGCGCGCCCATGCGTCTTTTGAGCGTATTTCCTCTGACGTTTCAATATCATCACCCCAATATGTTTTATTAAGGCTTGTTCGTATTGCCGGCATTAACAGGTTGCTTGAAGCAGGGTTCGGAACCATGGACGATACCATGTCAGTAAAACCTTCAACAATTTCTTTCTTGCTTGCACCGCTTGCCGACAACTCTATCAAGTGCGCCGCATTACCAAGCGCCATATCCATTTCTGATTTTGGTATTTTAAAATCTTTTCCAAAGTGGTAATATGAGTTCTTCTCATGGTCTGAAAGCGTGTCAAACCATTCTTCATCACCTGTTATTGCGGTCATTACTTGACGTAATACAGCGTCTGCGCCTAAACCGGCAGGGACTACATATAACAACGCTGTTGCGATTGCATTTCCCAATGTAGCACCTTTGCTTTTGCCGTTAATATCAGTTTCGGTAAAATTACGCTTGATTTGCAATGAACCTTGTATACCGGCATTTGAATACGGTGCGCCGTTTGCGTCTATGGTGCGGATAAGCTTACCACCGCGCTTAAAGTTGGTTGTTACCTTTGCACTGTTGTAGCTTGCACGGTTAATACCTGCTTCATCAGCCGCCGTGAGTTTTTCGCCGTTTCTTAATTTTTTCGTGATACCCTCTGCGTCCAATGTTGCGCAAAATTCAGAAAAGCGGGGGATTTGTTCAAATATCCACGCTATACGCTCTATGCCGTCAAGTGGTGCCCTAAGTTTTTGAAAGCCCTTGCGTGTGCTTTTGTCAAAGCTTTTTGTTTTCGGGTTGTACTCAAACATACCGTTGTCCGTGTTTCCACGCGCCATATACAAATCCCACTGTTTACCGAACGTGGAATTTTTGCTGATTTTGCCTTTTAGGTATCGCGGTAACATTGTCGCAACATTTTTCATATATCCTATTTTGTATTCGGAATTTTTAATAGCGGTCTGTTGGTCTTTTGACGGATTTTTAGCAAGCGCAAACACTGCGTTATAGCCTGTTGTAAAACCTTTAAAGCCTTTGCTCATTTTATTCAAAAAGGGTATCTTTGCTACACCCATACCGTTGGCAACGTCCTCTATGCCCTTGTATAAATACTCGTTCATTTCCATTACATAGTTTTCGCCGTCTATTTTAAACATTACCGAATTTTTGGGAAGTGCACTACTGTCACCGTTATTTACATCATTTTCGCGTTTTGTATAGCCTTTCATAGTAGATTGTATTGAGTTTTCGGGAACGTTACTACCCTCATACTTGTATACGTCTTTTATATATCCTTTGGTGTCACCGCCGTTAAAATATACATCTGCAAGTTCATTCATGAAGCGGTTTAATGTGCCTGCTTTATCGACACGTTCAGTCCACATCTGCAAATCTTCATCAAGCGGTATTATTGCTTCTGTGGAACCTTTTGCGCTTCTAACACCATTGCTAAGGGTTATGCTGTCGCTCGGTTCAAAATCCGTACTGCCGTCAAAGCTAAAATCACGGTGTGAGGGTATATAATTCGGATATGCTTTGCGCCATGCCTTCATTGTTTCGTTGCTTATCAAACCATAATCAACCATTTTCTGTTGTTCGTTATAGATATAGTTGCGCACTGCGTCTACAGTGTTTTTTATATCGGGGTCACTTAATGCTTGCTCTAATTCGGCATTGCTTAACTTTGCACCCTCTCTAAGCAACGGTTTGCCCGCTCTTTCTCTTGCTTCTGCGTTTAAATTCTGCATAACCGCTTGTAGCTTTATAAATTTGTCGGGGTTTTTCTTAACAGGATTTATAATATTTGCTAAACCTTCACCGACTGTGTTACCGAAAATGTCGGTTTGCTTGCGTGTGATTTGGTTTTCTGCCATGGCTTTAGCGTTTTTAGCACTGTCTATCATCTGATACAATTTACCGCTTTTATTAGCCTTTGCGATTTCCATAATCGCGCCCTGTGCGTCTGTGCCGTAATATACAGCTTTTTGTCCTGCTGTCATAGCGTCGGTATCCGCAGGCGCGTCACTGCTCACAATTTCATACTGTCCACTGTTTTTTATGCGCTCCATATAGTCTGTATCGGCATTATTTTGCGCTGTGACAGCGTTTCTGTCAAATACATTAACCATGTCGGACTGCGGTGCGTTTTCTTGCGGTGCGATATCCTGTAGCGCCTGTTGCGCCCTTGCAACGTTCTGTGAATATCTTGCGGAAGCTACATCTGAAACAGTGCTGCGGATAGATGAAGGTGCGTTCATAGCACCTGCCGTTACGGCTCCTACAATAAAGCTTTCAATTGCGTTGGGGTCTTTAAGGTTTATTTGCGGTGCTTTGCCCTCAACAATACCGTCTATAACAGGGGCAATAACAGCGTCCTGCAAATATTCCTCAAAACCTTCATCAGTCATTGCAGTTATGCCTTTAACAGCGTTTCTGCCGACTGCTCTTACTGTGGGATTGCTTATCGCCTGTTTTGCACCTTGCATTATGCTTTCACCGAATTTGGATTGTGCAAGCTTTGTAAATACACCGCTACCGTTGCTAAGTCCTTTAATACCGCCGAGCAGTCTCTGTGTGCCGACTTCGGAAGCAGCCGAAAGAGCACCTTTCAAATTAGCTTGTTCGGGTGTTAAGCCTTCCTTTACGCCCTGTTTGTATGTATTGCCGTATATAGGCAGTGCAGTCATTGTATTTGTTGCCAATTTCGCAAACTTTTGTGCTCTTTTTGCGTTCTGCACAGCAATGCCTGTACGTACCGCCGAGTTTGCACCTATTGCACCTGCAAATTCACCGCCCAAAAATGATGTTGCAAGTGAAGGTGTCATTTGCCCCACGCTTGCCGCTGCTTTATTCGCTATTTTTTGTATTGTGCCGCTGTTTTGATTATCTACCTCATTTTTGATTTCTGCGTATGAGTTGTTATTATTGAATTTTACCCATTCGCCGTCACCGCTGTTGACATGCTTTGTGCCGCCTATACGCTCTCTTAAAGCGTCGCCAATGTTTTTACCGCCCTGCGCCATGCCCTCAAAGCCACCGCCTAAACCGAGCGCATAATTTCGTCCGAGCTGTTTTCCTGCACCGTCTGTATCAGCCTTTTTTGCACGGCGCGTTTTAAGTTCATCAGCCCACAACTCTTTAAAGTCGTTCTGTACATTTTTACCCATTGTGCTGAGATAGTTATAATATGCCTTTTCTGTAGGTGTCAATTCATTTTCAAAGCCGTAAAAACTGTTTTCGGGCACATAAAATATACTTTTATTATTTGCGTTTTTTGCCAAATACTGCTTAAAGCCGTCGCTTTGCATATTATCAGCAAGCTTATAGCCGTAAAAATTACGCATTTCTTTGTACTTTTCGGGCGTGCCTTTTATATTGCTTTTGGTTAATGCATAGCGTTTTGACGTTTCATAAAGCGGTTCAGTCTTAACCTTTTCGTTAAATTCGTTTTGAATTTCTTCATCTGATTTGATGTTGTTGCGCCGCTTGTATGAAGCTATCAAATTGTTTTGGTCGGCTAAGGCTCTTTCGCGTTCCTGTTTTTGTGCAGCTATTCTTTTGTGCATTTCCTCTATTTCGTGCGTATTTCTTGAAGCGCCCGACTGCACAGAAAGTGACGGTTTTTCAATTTTATTTAAATCGTCAAACCTGTTGCCCGCACGCACCGCGGCACTTTGAGGGCTGATGTATTTGCTTGCAATCTCTCTTTTCTTGCTTTCAAGCGTAATAGGTCTTGCAAACAGATTTACAAGACCGTTGTTACTCTTGGTGTTGCGTGTAAAAACGGGCGATTTATTCAATTGCTCCTGTCTGTGTGCGGCTTCCGTTGTTACCATGTCGCGCGGATTTATGTTGATACGTTCATCACGATTGGCAGTAAGACGAGGGTATTGTTGCTGACGCTTTTTTTCTTCATCTTCTTTCTTTTTCTTCTGTATAATTTGTCCGATTTCTTGAAAGATGTTTTTTACCACGGTTATCGCTCACTCCTTATTTAAAAAATTTGCCTACTCCTTCGCCGATTTTTTTACCGACTTGCTCAAATACATTAACAATGCCGTTGCCGTTACTGCCAAAAGCACCTCCGCCGTCGTCGCTGTCTATCAATCTGTAAACAGTGCCGCCGTTTCCGCTGCTACCGCTGCCGCTACTTCTGCCACCGCTTCGCATGCCTGCAACTGCCCTGTCTGTAGCATTGTTCATACCTGTAATTTTTTCGTCATGTGCCCAATCACCTTGTTTTGCCCATTTGTTATAACCTTCTTCTTTGTCATACATTTTTTCGTCATGCGCCCAGCCGCCTTCCGTTTTCCACTTGTCATAACCTTCTTCTTTGTCATACATTTTTTCGTCATGTGCCCAATCACCTTGTTTTGCCCATTTGTTATAATCACGGTCTTCCTTTGCTGCCGCGGTAGCTGCGTCTGTCTTATATATATTCGCGTCGTAATCTTTGTCTATGCCGTATCTTGTGATTGCGTTTTGCTCTGCCGCGTTCGCAACATTCTTCAAACCAATGTCATGTTCATTTGCATTTTCAGTTTCTGTCTCTCTTGCGTCTCTTTCCTCACCGTAAGAAGCACCGATATAATCGCCCTGTATCTTGCTGTACTGCTGCTGTTTTTCGGCTTCAGCGGCTAAAATAGCGTCGGTATAAGCTTTGTTGTAGCTGTCAATACTCTGTCGCTCCTGTCCGTAAATATCGGTAATCTGATTATTTCGGTCAAGCAGATTTTGCAGTTTTGCACTTTCAGCATAACCCGACATGCCTTCGCCTGTAAGTCCCATGCTTGCAAGACGTTCTTGTGTCTGTGCGTCTGCCATAGGTGACATAGCAAGTATGTTTCGTCTTTCCTGTGCCGCTGCCGCCTGTGCCTGACGTGTCTGATAATCGCGCTCGTTTGCCGCGATTTCGCCTGCGGCTTCTCTTGCTTTGTCGGCATATCCGAACATTTCATCATATGCCGCACGTTGTTTGTCACCATACATTTCAGCATTTGACGGTGTGATGTATTGTTCTGCCGCACGCTGAAAATCATCTAAGGCATATTGGTTCATGCTCGGGTCGCTCTCTATTTTTGTAATACGTGGATTTAAAATGTGTGTTTTGAAATATTCTATTTCCGACGCTGTCGGGTTCGGGTGCGCTGCCATATAGTTATATCCGCGGACGCTATAATCTATATCGGCATCTACTAAGCCTGTGTTCATTTGCGGTTTTTGTGTCTGTTCGGTAGGCGGAACAGGCAAACCCTGCGGTTTAGACTGTTGTGTGTATGTAGGCGGTGCAGGCAAACCTTTTACAACAGGCTTTTGAGAGCGTGCCGTATAATCGCCAAAGAATGTACCGTCACCGTCGCCGCGTGTTGCAGGCTGTTCTTCGGGCAGCGGTATTCCCATTGTCGCATATGCCTTTGCTTTTGCTTCGGGGTGTGCGTTCCAATATTTAGTCGCATATTCGTAAATATCCATGCCGAGCTGTTCGCTCCAATGCCTTTCAAGCTGTTGACGCCGCTGAACTCTTGTTGCGTATTCTTTGAGCATTTTTGCCGTTGCTATTGTTTCGGGCGAATAGCGTTTTAACAGCTCGCGCTCTTCCAATTCGTCTGCCGTTAGCTTTCTTGCAGGCTGTGACGGTTGCTGTACTACCGGTCTTTGTGGTGTAATTGCGTTGTTTCGCTGTACACGCGGTTGCATAACATTGTTTTGTGGATTGCCGCGGTTCAGCCAGTTTTGCACTGTCTGCCGTGCGCCGTTGGTTCCAACCTTTTTGTTATCCATTGTACCGCCTAAAGCGGCATGAATGTTGTTGTTCACCTTGTTTATGCCTGCTGTCGGCTGACTTGACGGATTGTTAAATATACCCGTCTTTGGTTGGTTTACCGTTGTATTTTTCTGCACCGTGTTTGTCGGCTTATACTGATTTGCCATTATGTTTTTTTGTACGTTGTTTCCCTCGTAGATATTCATTAATTAAACCCCCTTTACCAACAAGTGATTTACCATGTTTTTCGCTAAGTAATACACATTTTTATCTTCTTCAAGCTTTTTGAGCCAATATGTTTTGTCGGTTATAATGCTCCTGTGTGCCAATTCCCACACAATATCGTTTATGCTTTCAAGTTCTTTCATTTTGAGCACCTCGCTTTTAAATTTATTCCACAAATCGGGATATTTAACATACGGTGCAGGACAGCACTTGTGTGTCACATCATAGTGACGCAATACATTCTCAATCGGTATGTTATGCTTTTTCATAAGCGTTTTAACAAGTTCGATTGTGTTTTTGACGGTTATTTCATCAAAATACCAACTGCCGTTAATATCCTTGTGACAGCACATCTCAATGCCTATGGCGCTGTCGTTTCTGCAATTGCTGAAATATATACCGCTTTCGCTTCCGCAGTGCCACGCACAGTAATTGTCGGGTACACTTTGATAAATCTCGCCGTTTTCCGACTTGTGACCAACAAAATAATGTGCCGACGCGCCAATGTTTGCCGTGTTGTGGTAATAAAGCGCGTTTTGCTTTGCACTGCCTGTTGCTCCAACATAGTGTACTACTATGTATTTGATTGCTTTTTTTCGGATTTTTCTATAGTTTGTAATATGACATGGGTATGATGTGTTTATATTCATTTAAAATCATTCTCCCTCTTTTTTGTTTCCGCTCTTGTTCTTAAGTACCTCAAGGGCACACTTTATAACTTCCGGCAGCGGTACGCCCATAAGTCCGATATTTTCGGTTACTGAAATTGTTTCGTTTGCTATAAAACCGATTATTGCCGTTGACTTTATATATTCCACGCCGAGCGAAATATCCAGCCTGTGAGCAATGAGAACCACTAAGAGCATTACACCTTTTTTGCATAAGCCTTTAAGCCCGGCAACGCTTGACAGTGAACCGTTTTCGCTTTTTTTGGATTTTTTGAAAAATGCAGCAACGATAACGCCCGTGATGTAGTCCGAAATCATAAGTATAATAAGCGTAAGCATATCCTCGCTCCAACCTCCGAAAAGCCATGATATAAATGCTCCTACAGCACCAAACATAGCACAAACATAAATTTTTAAAGATATGATATTTTCCATAACTATTTACCTCCTGTTTTTGAGTTCATTGATAAGCATTATTAAAACACTGTTTAAAATTTTGTTTCTCTCTTCAACTGCACGTAAAATATTGTCGCCAAACGCTGCAAGTTCTGCTCTTATCGGAAATTTAAGTGGTTCAAATGTTTTGTCGCTCGTTCCGTTCATGAGTCCCGCAAGATACATATTTTTAACCTGTCCGTAAAACCAATCAGACGGCTGTACATCTTCAAACGGCAGTTTTATACCGTCAAAGAAAATCGCATAAACAGCGTTTACTTCACCTTTCGGAATTTCACCAAATCCATTATCGCCCCAATTTTTACCCCATGAGTTTTTAATCTTATATGTATTGGTGTTATCATTCCAGCCTGTCAGCCAAATACAATGACTTTCGCTGAAATAACTGTCAGACACAGCAAGAAGTCCGTGACCTTTCGCTGTGGTGGTTAGAGCTTCTTTAATAAGATTATCTTTCTTTTTCTTGTCGGCATAATTTAATGAAGCATAACCGCTTATCGGAAACTGTTTTGCAAGGTTGTCCAGCTCCGGAATAGAATTTACAAGCTTTCGAATATCGGGCATTTCTGTGAGCTTGCTAAAATACTGTTTCGGTACAGTGCCGAGTTTTCTCCAAAACTCCAAAGCCTGTGATACAATAAGACCGCTCCCGGTTAATTCATTTTTTCTGAATTTTCCGTATGCATAACCCTCCGACATTTCCTGTCCGAAATATGCCTCAGCAATTTGTGCGATAGTTTCAGCAACACAAGCACCGATTGCCCCCTGACTTTTTAAAGTCGCAAGATTTCTGTCAATCTCGAATATCTTAGGATATTCTTTTGTGTCCTCAGCCGCTCCGCAAACGATTTCATAATCGTAATTTCTAATTGGCTCTACTATTTCAGGTATTACTCCGAATCCATTCATAATTATTCCTCCTCGCTTTCATAAATCCCGCAAATCACGCCGTCTTTAACAGTATAACCTACAGGCTCTCTTGTTTCATCTTCTTTTTCTTCGAGCGGATAATATCCGTTCTGCGCCGCAATATCTGCATTTTTTTCAAAGTATTTCGGTAAGTTTGATATCGCCGTTCCGTCAGATAATTTTCCGTTTTGCGGACACATTTTTATTTCGTTTTCCTCTATCTTGTAAAACATACTCATTCCTCCCATATATCTAATTTTGTAGCCGTTGTGTTTTGCACCTTTGTAAGCGGTATCGGTATTTTCTTTGTTGGAGCTATCGGATAAACCATGTCGACAGGGTTGTTTTTAAACCACGAACTTAGCTTTGCCTTTTTTTCATTGTCCGTATCACTTGATGTAATACCCGTATATGAATTGGCTAATACTGCATAAAATATTCCTACATCTTGTGGAGTATGCGCATAACCGTAATTTCCTTTAGGGAGATTGTGCCACGCCCATTCGCCCGGTTTTAATCGGTTGAATAAATTTTTTGAATGTTGAACATTTAAGGCATCCGGAGCGCCTAAAGCTAAATAAAATCCGCAATAATTGTCCAAATCATTAAAATACCAATCATCTCCCGTAAATAATTCCGGAGATATCCAGCTTTTCGGGTGCGGGTTGTCAAGCAGATGCCTGTTTACATATTTAACAACAAACGCACTCTTTTTCTTTTTATCAAAACAAAACACATCACGATATTTACTAACTCCGTTAAGCTCAGGCAAACTAAACTCATACTTTGCCCCGTCATATTCTATATAATACTGTCCAGCCTCAAGACAAGATTTTAACGGTACAGGACTGTCGGGTAAAGGTGTAGCTGTGTCAAGCTTATATAGCTGTATGCCGGTATATATTACCTTGTTTACATCATTGGTTGTCGAAGGATACCTAAATGCTGTTATTCGAGTTTCTACAGTGTTTTCAGGACAAACAAAATCTTTTGTCACATATTGTGTTTTCCCTTTTCCCACATACTCTGATTGAACACTTCCTATTATTTGGTTTTGTTCATTTCTAAACACAATTCTTATATTGTATCTTCGGTCACTTTCCTGCGGTTCTGCTGCCGTAGTGTCAATAAAATATTCAAACCGATATGTTGCCGTCATATCGCTTATTTGCACTGTGTCAAAACGTTCATCTTGGGTAGGATATTTTGTGATATAGTTTTCTACGTTCATCAAATTACCGCCCGTACCGCTTGTCTGATACGTAAAACCATACCTTGTCAGATATGACGGCTTTCTTTCACTTAAAAGCATTTTATTAAACATGTTTTTATGCCCCCTTGCCGTCATTTATTATCCCGACTACCCACTTTGACATAATCGGGTTATACTCTGCAACTATTCTGTAGTAAACCCCCGCCTCAATTGTCGGTATCTCATCATCTGTAAACTTAACGTTTGAGCCCCACACAACCGCATTGTCAAGCGCCGTTTTAAAATATACAAGTATCTCGTTTGTGTAGCCTGTGTTTGACGGAGCAGCAAAATTAAACGTTACTGTATTTGTCCCCGTGTGGTTAATTTTAAACGCAGCAGACGGAGATGCAGACGATTTAGGATTAAATGTGTATGTTGTAACCGTTGATGAAACGTTTTCAATAGCGGACTGTTGCGTAATTGATATAGTTGGTATATAATCCTGCCATGCCGACCAATCGCCTTGTACATATGATATTCTTGTTTTCGGAACGCCGCTTTTACTGAGTATCATCTGATAAGTGTCCGTCTCGTTTGGCATGCCATGATAAAAATATTCATCTTGATGCACAATTAATAAAAAGTATTCGTCCTTATAAACGGTATAGCTGTTTTGTTCATCAGGCGTGCCTGTATATCCCGCTTTTTTTACCCTGTAAATACCCTCTGTATACGTGTTGTCAAGGTCAGTATAATTAATTGTCGGTATAATCAAATCATTTGTTTCGGTTTTGGAATATACGCTTTCAGGCAAAGATGTTAATTTTAAAAGTAAATCGTTTGTAAAATTTTCTTCCGATAACCCTTTGCCGTCCTCTTTATTGACCTTGTTTTCAATAAGTCCGCGAACTTCTGTATCGTCATAGTTTGAAAGGCTTTCAAGCTTATTTTTATCTGCATTTGTAAAATCGTTTGCAGATAAGCCTTTGCCGCTGACTTTGTCTACTTTCAAGTTGTCTGCTGCTTCTCTTGCTGTCGCTTCGGCTGATATAAGGCTTTTAACTGCCGTATCATCGTAATTCGAAAGATTTTCAAGCTTTGCTTTTAAAACATCTGTAAAATCATTTGCAGACAATCCTTTACCTGTGACCTTATCTACCTTTAAACCGTCTGCCGCTTTTCTTGCAGTTTCTTCTGCTGTTATGAGTGCTTTTACGGCAGTATCGTCATAGTTTGAAAGTTCGTCAAGCTTTGCTTTGAGAATATCTGTAAAGTCGTTAGCCGACAAGCCTTTACCTGTTTCTTTATCGACTTTGTTTGAAAAAATTGCTGTTAATGTTTCACTGTCTGAAACAATCTTTGAAAATTCTTCCGTCTGCATAAAGTCGATAAGTGCATTAAACGCAGTCCTTATTTGATTTGAATTTGAGTCAAAAACCTGTTTAAGCGCCGCAGACGACATTTGCGGTTGGTCGTCAAGGCTTGTCACTGGATTTGTCCATGCGCCGATTTTTTTATCATTTATAGACATTTATTTAACCACCTTTCCGTCTCTGTAAGTAAGAGTTAATGCAATAAAGCCGAACGGTTCCCCGGCAGCCTTATTTTCTATCGTGATACCGAACGTGTAAACATTTTTTAATTTAACACGTGTTGCAAATTCTTGCGGCTGCTTAATGGTGTTAAATGAAAAACGGTTAAAGTCGATATCGAAAAATGAAAACATATCAATATTTTCTTTTAAAACTTCGTCGTTTAATTCTTCGTCCGAATTATAATAAATGGTTACACTGCTGCGGTTATACGGCATACAAGCTATGTGCAAATTTCGTATAGTCTTATAGTTTGTAAAGACCTCATATGCGCTTTGCGGTATAGTCCAAACAGCATGTATTGCCTTACTGTAGCTTTTAATGCTTCCGTCGATTGCTATATCGTCATAGTATGCATTTTTTTCGCTTGCGTCCATGAAACAGTAAACCTTGCCGGAAGTGTCGCCAAAATAGATTTTGCTGCCATATTCCCATAAGCAAGTTATGTTTGGCAGACTGTCAATGTAATACCATTCAAATTCACGCTTTGTATCGCATATATACATGTCATTTTTGCTGTAACAGTAAAGCATGTTTTTATGTGCTATACAAATCATGTTTTCAGTGTCGGCAGCGGTAAAATTGCGGTTAATCAGCGTACTTTTGCATGCGGTGTTTGTTTCGCTTTTAACATTTGTGCCGTACATCATGTATAAACCGTCTTTTCCGATATAAAAAGGGTAGCCGCCTATATTCTTAAAGCTTGAAATACAATTTGCGCTGTAGCTGTCATTACCCTGTGATATGGTGAATATTCCTTTTCCGTTTTCGTCGCTTGTGTATGAGCGCAAATACTGTGTTGCACTGCCGCCGTTACCGTCTTTGACAATGATTTGGTTTGTGTAAAGCTTTTGATAACCCACTATTTTTGAATTATCGCCGCCAATATCGGTATAATCAAGGTCTGAAAAGTAGTCTGCGTCATACAAACCGCTTTTAAAATCACGGCACGGATATTCGGGATTGCCCGATAAAAATACTCTTGTGTCGTTATCACCGCCGAAAATGCCGTAAATATTGCACTTTTCAATGTAGTTTTTTGCTTTTCCGCTCGTAAAATATACGGTTATGGTGCATTCGCTGATACCTAAATTTGTAACCAAATACGATTTTAAAATATCAACATATTTGCCGTCAGCGGATATATAAAGCCGTTGTTTTCTGTCGGTTGAATTTGCGTCGGTATCAAAGCTCGAATAGTGCCATATATAATCATTAATCTTTATGCGGTAAATCTGCGCTCTTTCGTCGGGCATAAGATAAAGCCTTATCCATGCTTTGTCAAGGTTTGTGCTGTTAAAGTAAAATGTTATTGCTTTATTCGGATTTGCCATGTTAATACCCTCTACAGCGTTGCCGCCAAACCGTGTGTTTACATCTGATGTATCAGTTCCTTTGACTTCGGTTATTGCTATAGGGTTTCTGTTGTTTACTATTTCGGGTACATAGACAAAACCGTTATCGCAAAATTCAACCTCTACTTTTGTTACTTGCCGTAAATATGTTATAGCGGTTTTGGACGTGTCAATAAACGCCCACACAAAATTCCAGTTAAGGGTAACATATAAGCCGTATTTTTCATCGTTTTTAACACTGTATAGCTGTGAACCTGTATATGTATTATCTAAATATGAAATTTCTTTTCTTGTATTGTCCAGCGTAACATATACGGCAGTAATGTTTATGTTTTTTGCGTTTTCCTGCGGCGCAACAATAAATTTATATTTTTCAACTTCACTTGTGTTTAACAGACCGTTCCATGAAGTGTCAAAGCTTATAATCTTTTTTATATTTGACATATTAATGCTGTTGTTTGTGGTGCCGTCAAGCTTGACTTCGTCCATGTAACTCGGTGTGCGGTTTGAAATAATTGTTTGTGGTGTGTCTTCGTCTACTACTGTAGATATAGCAGAAACAAAACCGCATACAACTGTTTTTGTCAGCTCGTCCACTCCGATTTTGACATATTTCGCACCCAAAATATACATACATGAACCAAATTCAAACGCCCTTGTTTTCTTGTTTTCCATACCCTCTAACATAAGTGTGAGATTTGAAAAACTGCCGTTTTCGGCAATGCTGAATTTATACAGCTTTGTGCCTATATGCATAATGTGAATATCTGAAAAAGTTCCGTCTATCTGTGCATGATATGTGAATATGCCGTTGATGTTGTCGGTTACAGTGTTTTCAAAAACTCGTTTGTAGCCTGTGCGTTTTTCAACATATCCGTTTTGGTTTACTATAAGGTTTTTTGCATATTTACTACGGCGCAAATCTGTGCTTGTTTCGTGGGTATCATAGTCAAGTCCTAAGAAGTTCGAAAGTGTTATTGATTTGTTTGTCTGAGCTTTTGAAAAACTAAGTGCCATTTAAAAAATCACCTCAATACACATCTTTTATGCGGTTTGTTTCTGCCGCACCTTTATATTTTTGCAGTTTTGATTCATACTGCGCGGAAAATGCCGACGCTATATCTCTGTCGTCGTCCAAAACAAGATAAGCCGCAAGTCCGAACACCATACATTCACGTATAAGTTTTACATCATACGGAATATTAAATGTTTTTGCGTCCTCGTCCGTTATAAAAGGCATTTCGGACTTTTTGACTTCCTCTAAGCCTTCACGTAAACGAATTGAATTATTTGCGTCAAAACATTCTGCAAGCACTACATTAAAGCAATTAGGATAAAATATGTTATAGTCTTTTGCCCGCGCTTCCTTTTCAGCAAGCAGCGTAAGCGCTATTTTGTATACGTCATACGCTGTAAATTCGTTTTTTATCAATTTTCATCACCTCGAAAAATTAAAGGGCAGGGCAGAATTTGCGCCCTGCCCCCAATAAAGAGTAAAAGTGCTGTATTATGCGTCTGTAGCTTCGCCAATTCCCGACGGCAAAGAACCTGTTTTTATTGCATAGGCTCTGATTGTCTGTCCTGCCGCTGATGTGGGTTTTGCGTCGGAGTTGTAAATCGAAGCAGTCGGGGAGTATCTCGGGTCGCTTCCGTCATTGGTGTACTTGATTTCTGTTGCACCCTCGGAAGTAATTGTTACTGCATGACTTGAGATAGCTACTGCCGGTGTTGCCTGCACACTCGCGCCGCCGCTACCGGTATAAGCATGAACATAAATTCCGTTTGCTCTCTCACCGATAACAAAAGCGTCAAATAAGCTTCTGCCCTCTAAGAGCGCACCGCTTATTCCGGGCGGGTCCTGATGAATTTTTGCGTCCTTTATCTTGTAAGGCAAAAGAACCGCGTTTTTGTAGCATGCGATAAAGTTTACGCCTGTCGGCAAATATGATGTAGGTACTTTAACAACCTTAAAGCCTGCTATTTCACCTACAACACCTTTTTCGATTGCTTTTACACCTGTGCCCTCAAGCTTCAAATATTCGTCAGCCTGGCGCAATATGTTGTATGTTTTGCCTGCTATGTACAAATATCTGTTGCCTTCGGGGACAAGATTATCGGTCATGTACGTTTCAGCGTCCATAACAGCGCCTAAAATGTTAGTTTTTGCAAGTGCAGTTGAAGAACCGACAATTTTGCCTGCTTTGTTTGCAAACACGCTCAAAGCATATTTGTCAACCATGGGGACGGCCTGCTCTCTTGTCTGCAAAGCCATCATTTTTCCCGCGTTTTTAATCATCATCTGTTCGGAATTATTGCCCTTATCAATGACAAGCGAAAAAGATTTGTCCTGTGTCATTGAAAGTTCCTGGATTGTGTCCTGCATATCAGTAGGCGTTCCATAGCGCGACGTTCCGCTTCTTGTGTAGTCTTTATAAGGAACCGTCTGTGGTGTGTAAATCTTTATAGTTTTTACACCCGAAAAGTCCCATTCAGTGGAGCATTTACCCTGTACAATACTTTCGTGTGTGAATTTTTCGGCTATTTTGTCCGAATATTTGGTTGCCAAATTAATTGCCATAATAAATCAAATCCTTTCTTATATGCCGTTGAAACCGTCCAAAAATGCGTCGCTTTCGGTTCCTTTTGCGTCGCTTGAAACGGAGCCGACGGCTGTTTGTGTGTTTTTTTTGTTCTGCTGCATATCTGCAATTTGCTTTTTTAATGCAGCATTCTCATACTTTGCATATGCGTTGTCAAATTTTCCGCCGCTCTCTACAAAATCGGAAAATACCGAAAGAGGTATACCGTTTAAGGTTGAGCCGGGGTTTTCCTGTGAAAATTTTTCAACACATTCTCTGAGCATTTCCTCTGTGCTCTTTTGCGCAGGCGGCTGTTCGTATGTGTCAAGCTTTGCTTGCATTTCAATCATCTTTTCAGCCGTTCCGAGGTCTGTGCCGTTATCGGCAGCATATTTTTCCGCAGCAACTCTTTTAAAATCGTTTGACACATAGCCAATATACTCTTCGGGAGTTTGTCCGTAAAGTTTTGCGTACTTTTCTACTGCCTGATAAACCGGCGCGTATTTATCTCTTTCGGCTTTGACAAAATCATAGTTAAGCCCCTTTTGCGCATTGGTTTTGAGTTCTTCGCTGTTTAGCGTTACCGTTTGCCCTAAGTACGTCACAGGCATTTGTATATCGGGTAGTGCACTTTCCGAATTTTCGCCTGTGTTTTCGCCGTTTTCGGCATTTTCTGAATTTTCGGTATTTGTTTCGCTTTCAGCTTGCGCGCCGTTTTCGGCTTCGCCTGTCTGAACATCTGCGTTTTCTGTCTGCGTGCTTTCGTCGGTGTCCAAAAGTCCGTCAAACATATCGCTTCCGTCCGTTTCTGTTACTTCTGCTGTTGGTGTCTGATTGGTTTCCTCAAACATTAACATCATTCCTTTCTTTGCAGTTGGTGTCCCTGCATTTTAATAATTTATATAAACGGTTTGGTGTCAACCGCTTATTGCTCTGTCGATAACGCTGTCCGATATACCTTGTTCGGATAAAGCGTTTGAAAGATTTTCGTCATATGGTATATCTGTTGCGGTCGGTGCATAATCGCCGCCGCCCATAGCTTCCGGCATACCCTCTGTAGGCTGTGCCATAGCTTCCTGTTGATTTTGATATGCTCTTAAGCTGTCAATGAATTTTTGCTTGCATGGCATGTATTTATCAGGCATTGCTTCCAAATAGTCAACGGGATTTACTATAATGCCGTTAGCAAAAGCACTGTCAAGCGTCTGCACCTGCATAATCTCGCTCCAATATGAGCTTGCGCCGACATCAACATTAAAGTGCGTCGTGTAATTTTCAAGCTCACCAAAATCTATAGTGCTTGCAGTAAACTGTTGTTCATCTTCGCTGCTTATCTGTATTTCACGTGTGCCGTAATGCTTTGCCATAAGCTCTAATATAATGCGGACGCTGTCCTCTACCATTTGGTAAAATGATTGGCGTATAAGCTCCAAAGGCGCATTTGCCGACGATTGCAAGGCTATAATAGCGGTTGCGTTGTCGGGCTTCATGTTACCGAGTGTTGCGTCGGAAGCGCCCATATATTCCTGTGTGTACTGCATTGTTTTTTCTGCAAGCTCCATAACCTTATTTGACATATCTGGGAAGTCCAAAGCGTTCGCAATTGCTTCGTTGACATTTCCCTCAACGGCGATTGCTTCACCTATTCGGTTTGAGATACCCTGTGGCAGTCGGTTTACATCATATACAAGCTTTGGAAAACTCATAACCTTTACGTAATACATAGCCATAGCAAATATTTTGTTAATAAATATCTGATTTGGTATACGTTCCGTTACAGCGGATTGACCGTGATAGCTGTTTTTTACCTCTTCCCACGACATATACGAAACAGGGTAGTATTTATATCCTGTTTTCCACGGTTTGCGTATAATAACGTTTTGCGTGGACTTTACAGCGTTTATAAATCCGCTTTCATCTCGCCAATACTTAACGATTACCGATACAAGGTTGTTTGACTTATCGTCGTTTAAAAGGTCTGCGTCATTGTCCGGGCGTATCATTGAAATTTCTTCTTCGCCTATATCGTTTCTTGCCGCTTCATCTTTTACATCTTCAATATGTTTTCTTTGCAATATTAATATGTAAGGCTGTTTTTGAACCTCTGCGCTGTAAGGATTGCCAAAGAAAATATTTGTGTTGTCAATTATTTCACACTCTATAAGACCGCTGACAGCTTGCCCGGTAGGCGCATTATTGTCGAAAAACCAATGATAGCAGCCGTCACCGTCTACAGCGGCATTACGGAGCATTAAACGGTTTTTTGATTTGAAATTTGAATACTCTATACAGCGTTCTATCTCTGTTTTTACTGCTCTGAAATACTGTGCTGTTTCGTCGCTGTTATCGCCGAACGGTGTAAGTGAAACGGATATATCATCAGATACAATCTGCGCTAAAAACAGATTTATACAGCGTTTTATAATGTTAAAACATGGCTTTTCCAAATCATCAGCGTTTACACCTTCCCACTGCTTGCCGTTGTAAAAGTTTTCATTTGTTTTAACAGTCGAATATAATTCGATATTGTCGTTGTAGCTTTTGCCTTCGCCGTACTCTTTCCAAATGTCGGCAGGCTGCGTTTTTATTTTTCGCATCTCGGTTTAACACCCCCGTCATAAGTTAATAAGTTCTGCATTTGCTGTAAAATGTTTTCTTCAAGTTTTCTTTCTTTTTCGCTTTTTTCTTCCGCTTTTTGCGTTTTTCTCATATTTTTTTGTATTATAATTCTTTTGTCGCAGAGCATAACAATCAATGCCCCCACGATTACCCCTATAATTGCCGTTATTCCACATACCAATTAAAACACCTCACGTTCCGAAATTTAAAAAACTTCTTTGTTTTTCGTCCTCTAATTCTGCTAACTCTTTTTCTTTTTCCGTTTTTGTATACGGTTTTGCAGGTCTGCCCGCTATAAATCCCCTTAATGCGTCCGGCGCGTGCGTGATATCATGCGGTTGTTTTGCGACGTCGTTCGGGTTTGTATCGTCATGCTGCAAAAGCGGCAGGCAGTGAATTAAATTTTTACAGTTTGAAAATATTTTAAGCCGTGCTGTCATTTTACCGTCTTTTCCCATGTAAGGGCAAAGCCACTCTTTAAGGTTGTACCAACCTTGCACACGGTTGTTATCAGACTTATAAAAATAAACTCCGTTTTCGTTAAATATTTCTGCTGCGCTTTTTCCTGTTTCCTGTCTGCGGTTCCACATATCGGGCGGGGCATAGCGCATATTTATGTTTTCGCCCTCGGAATTTATCTTTATCAGTTCTGCGGCTTCTGATATAATTCTGTTTGGTTGGCATATCTCTTTGTACACATATGCATTTCCGCTAAAATCAACGGCTATCCAAAGCGCTGCAAGCATGTCCAAACCATAGTCAATTGAAATATATCTTTTCCAGCCGTCGGGAATTTCAAAGTAGTTTACAACATGTATATCCGGGTTAAACTCTTCAAAGTATTGTCCGTCGAACACGTCCCAATCGCCATACAGCATTGCTTTTCTTCTGTTTTCCGGCAGATTTTCAAGATTTCTGACATAGTCCGGTGAGTTATTTAAAAGGAAAGAATTATCATACACCGTAGCTTGTATAAATGTATAGTCCTCCGGGCGTTCCGAATTTGTAAACCTTTTGTCGATAAACAATCGCTTTACCCAATAATGACCGACGCCGCCCGGATTGCATGTAAAATACATTCGCGGATAAAACTTTTCCTTGCATAGTCCTGAAGAACGGTTACACTCTGTTAATGACTGAAACTGAAATTCTGTAAACTGCGTTGCTTCTTCCATGAAAATAACGTCATAACTCTGTCCCTGATATTGCAAAACATCTGTTTCACTTGCCATATAGCCGAGTACAATTCGGCTCCCGTTAGGGAATATAAACTCTTTGGTCTTTTCTCTGTATTTTGCAAGCCGTTCTGTTGCTATGTCACATTTGAGCATTTGCCTAAGCGGTACTATGTGATTTTCTCTAAGCTCCGATAATGTACGTCTTAAAAGCAGAATTTGTATTCCTGCATGGTTAAGTGCCAACAGCACAGCTTTAAGTCTTGCCGCCCAACTCTTGCCGCCGCCTCTTGCTCCGCCGTATGCAACAAAGCGGTTTTCCGCTGTTAAAAACTTCTTTTGCTGTTCGTAAGGCTCGCGAAAGCTAAACACCATAGTTTTCACCTTCCGTCTTTATAGTTACCGTTAAATTATCGGTATTTTCGTTTGACAGTTCGCGCTTTTTATCAATAAGAGTGCTGAGAGTGCTGCTGAGTTCGCCAAGCTTGATACCGCTCTTTAAGCCGCGCACTGTTTTTATAAGTTCTTTTCTTTCCTCTGCGCTGATTTCTTTGTCGCATGCTATTTCTGCACACAGCTTGCGGAATTTACTTTCACTTTCAAGTGCAATGTCCAATTTTGTGTCAATTGCCTTTATAGCCTTTTCAGCTGTCAACATACAATATTCGCCGAGTTCCGGCTGCATTTTTGAAAATATATGTGCATACTCGTTATCATAGCGATATGTCTGTACAATTTCCATTGCTGTATTTTTATAGTCTTTATCGTCGCCGTAAAGCTTGTTTAATTCCTTTGCAGCAGCTGCATAGGTACCGCGCATTGCATATGCTTGCAGAACGGGCTCTATTTCCTGTCTCGCATAAATCCTCTTTTTTACCACAAATTTCACCTTCTTTCGATATGTAACTAAAAAATGGAAACCGAGAAAAAGCCCGTATTGATTTTGATTAACCACTAATCAAAACAGGTTTTTTTTTATTCTCAATTTCCATTCCTTAAGGAGTTGTAAAACATGAACATCTATGTAAACCGTTTACAATATTATTATACCATATCGGATTTTTCCATGTCAACCCCGATACGTAATTTTATGCATTTTAAAATGCCTTTTTTTCAAAATTACTGATTTTCCGCCGTGGGGATATATATATAAGGGGTGGCGCACAAAGGGGGTCGAACCCCTCCGAGAAAATAGACGAAAATCCTAAGCGCACAAGGGTGTAAAGGTTTTTTCGTTCTGCACGCGGGGGCGTGTAAATTCTGCGCGTGCCTACATTATTATATACGCGCGTGGGCGATTGTGTCAAAACATAGGCGGTGTATTTATGCATAAAGCGTGCAAAAATATGCACAAATGAACAAAAAGAGGTAAAAAATTAAAAAAATCGAAAAAATTTTAAAAAAAAGTGTTGACAATATGTATTACTTATGATATAATAGTAGATGTTAAGAGCAAACAAGCTTTTAACTAAAAGTTAAATAATGACAGAGTGCCAAAAGGTGGTTTACCTCGTAACCCTAAAGACAGGTCTTTGAGGGAAAAGAGGTGATGTTATATGACAAACATTGAATACATAGTATTGATTGTTTTGTTGATAACTCTTGTAAAAGAGTTAAAAAAATGACCGCCTTGGTAGCAACAAGACGGTCGAAGTGCATTTGCACTAAAACTGTTTAGGTAAACCGCTTTTAACGGTTTCTCTGTCATTATTATAACTGATAAAAAATCATTTGTCAATAGAAAAGCTAAAAATGTATAAATATTATCTATTTTAGTATATTTATACACACAAGGGAGGGTAAAACATGCAGGCAGAAAAGAAAATGACACCGCAGGCGCGTTACGATGCTAAAACGGCGGTACATTATCGCATTAAGCTAAACAAAAATACCGATATGGAATTAATTAACAAGCTTGAAAGCGTACCGAATAAGCAAGGCTATATAAAATCATGCATTAAAAAAATGATTGAGCTTGAACAGAAAGGCATGGTTTAACCGTATAATTATACGCTGTTCATGCATTTTTATGCATTAAGACTAAGCCGTTGCCGCTTCTTCCAATTTCCTTTTTATGTAAACACATCAAGACCAAAATGACGAAATATACAATTTGTTTGGTCAAAATGTACTAAAGGGAATTTATTCCAAATGCCTACAAAGCCTATGAAATAAGGGATTGCGGATAGCGGAAAAGTTTCATACTTCCCATAAAAATATACAAATTTATCTTTATTTTTATTAGTTATATATTAGTTATATCTTAGTTATATATTAGTTATATGTCTATAAATCCTATATATATAAGGTTTATAAGGATTTTAATATATAAAACCTAACTAAAAATAGCCAACGTATACATGAGAGAAAAAATAAATATAATTGGTAATATATGTATAATAGTATAGTGGTACTAATAGAATTGGTAAATATTTCTGTGTTTTTTTTTAGAAAAAAAGTTTTGAGTTTTTTTGTGATGTTAGTT